ATTTTGTTAAAAAATGTAGTACATATAGAGATGAGATTTGTGATGATTTTGGATTTACACCAACTAACGTTGTTAGTTTATGTCTTGCATCATATGAAGATGAATTTTTCCTTGATCGCGACTCATCACCATATCCGACGGTAAATATAAGCATGGCCTTAACTAAAAAATTGGAAGGAACATATAATGTCAAATGAAATTATTGCTATTCATCGTTTTGGTTCAGAATTAACAAAACATATATTTGGGTGGGATTTAGGACGCCGATGTAATTATGACTGTAGTTATTGCCCAGCACATCGACATAATAATTATTCACCTCATGCTATGCTTGATGACTTATTTGATACATATAAAAAGGTATCAAGATATAAAGATGTTTTAAAAAATCGATCGTTAATTGATGATTTTGTAATTGGGTTCACTGGTGGTGAACCTGCCGCTAATCCAATCTTTTGGGATTTTTGTAATAAAGCAAAAGAATATGATAACGATATTCAACTTGGATTAACGTCAAATGGAACTATACCACGAAGGGTATATGAAAAGATTGGTGATTATATTGACACTATGACAGTTAGTTATCATTGTGAAGCAGATGATAAGATTAAACAAAATGTACAAGATGCAATATTTTATATCCATAGCAATACTGATACTTACATTAATGTTAATGTAATGTTTCATTCGGACGAAGAATATTTTAATGAATGTTTGGAGTTATGTCGTAGGTTAGATAAAGGTAACGTTTCGTTTGTTCCGAGAATAATAGGAGAAATTGAATCAAGTGGACTTGATGGAAAACCAATTGATAAAGAATTTCATAGTTATTCTGCGAGTCAACTTGAAAGATTAGATGAATATTATGTTGAAATGCGTAAGGGAAAAGCACCATCAAAAGCATCAGTAAAAGTAAATCCACCAAAGGTTGATGATAAGCCAATAGTTGCTATGGCCGCGAATAAAACAAGAAACGAGATTGGCAGACCGTGTTGTGGTAAAGTATTTTTTAATACATTAACAGAGGAAAATTTTGATAATGTTGTTTCTGTAACACCTGCATTTCGTAGTGCCCTTGAGTGGAACGAAACACAGTTTTTACGGACTAGTAAATTTAAAGATTGGTATTGTTTAGTACATTTATATTTGCCACATTTACAGCATGAAACAAGAATGATTTATGCTCATCAAACTTGTCAAGCAACAACTAATCGTCATCGTCAGGGACCGTTATGCACAATTGAAACATTTGATGAATACATTGATAAAATTGATGCAGGCAATATTCCAATAATGCAATGTCCTAATATGCAATGTAATTGTGGTCTATGCACTCCAAAATCAAAGTATTTGCCAATAGTAGAAGAAATGGTTAAAGAGATATTTCCAATGAAGAAATCAATGGAAGGACAGCAGACTCGTCAGCGTCGGCAAGAAACAAAAAAAATAATGAGAGAATTACGTCAAGATGTTTGATGAATTTGATGTGCGAGTATTACAAAAAGAAGCTGCAAGAGTTATTGCAACAATGGATGCTACTAGTAATAACATTTGGAAATTTAATAAGAAAGGCCATCATAATAGTATGAATTGGTACAAAGCAGTTCTTGAATGGTATATAGAGCAATATGGTGGTCTTCCTAGTAAAACAGGCCCGGGAAAAGATGTAACATTTATTATTGAGGACTAGTATGTCTGACTTAAAATGGAGCGAATATGATTTTACAAAAATCCCATATGAGGATTTAGTTCGTGTAGGACAACGAACTATGTTATATCGTGATATGTTTACGGTAAGTTGGTTGCTTGGTCGTTTTTGTAATTATAAATGTTCATATTGTTGGCCGTATGCTCGCAGTGATAAAAAAGATCACAGGCCTACGGAACTTTGTTTACGAACTATAGATAGTATAAAGGAGCAAGCACGTGAAAGGGGATTTAATTCTTTTCATTTTAGTCTTAGCGGGGGTGAGCCTACTTTCCACCCTGGCTATTTGGATATTTTAGAATACCTATCAGATGATGTAGCAAATACAAATTATACAAGTTTGCATATGACTTCGAATTGTTCACGTAATATGAAATGGTTTGAAACATATGTTAAGCACGCTGCAAAGTTTCATCGAGCAAGTATTACAGCAAGTTTACATTCAGAGCACGTAAATACTATAGAAAAAATGCAACAGTTTGCTGATAAGTTAATGTTCTGCCAAACATGGGATGTACAAGTTACTATTAACATGGTTATGATTCCTGAATGGTTTGAACGAGATTGGGAGAATGCATTATTTTTTCATAATCAAGGTATTAATGTTACATTAAAACCACAAAGTGATCCTACAGCAAGCAGAGTAGTAGATGGATATACTCCCGAAATGTTAGAAACATTACACAATGGGATGCCACAACGAGCATATACAGAAGTAAAATCTGAAATAGAAAGACCTAAGCCGTCATTTGAGATTGATGCAGATAGAGAATTGCAAAAACAAACATATAGCCAAGGAGTTCCTCCTCATTTTCAAGTAGAATTTAGAGATAGCAAAGGTAATCCGTGGTTTATGGATCAAGCAGAACGATTTAATGCTTTTAATTTTAATAAATTTAAGGGATGGGAATGTTCAAGTGGGATGCGTAGTATTATTATACGAGAACCAGATGGAACAATTAAACGCAGTTATTCATGTGAGGATGTTCCTTTAGGACAAATCGAAGTAGGGTTTAAATTGTTTGAAAAACCAATGCCGTGTATTAGTAAAAGTTGTGTTAGCAGTGCTGATAGTAAAATTCCTAAACGAGCGCCAGGTACTAAAATGTCATTGTTTCCTGGTGATAAATCTTTTAATGACTGAGTTTTATTTTGATAATATTGAGTTACTTGATATAGAGTTAAGTAATAGGTGTAATGCTTCGTGTCCTATGTGTGCAAGAAATATACATGGTTGGTCTGTTAATCCTCGATTAAAGTTAAATGAATTAACGTTAGATGATATTAAAAACATTGATAAGAAGTATTTAGATCTATTAGATACTATTAATATAAGTGGTAATTATGGTGATCCTCTGGCTTGTACACAGATATTAGAAATTGTACATTATTTTTTAAATAATACTTCTGCCCGAATTATTTTGAATACAAATGGTGGAATTCGAAATACAAGTGTATGGGAAACACTTGGACAGTATTCGAAGGAATATTATAATAATGAAAGTAAGTTAGAAATTAGGTTTGCTATTGATGGGTTAGAAGATACAAATCATATCTATCGTATTGGTGTACATTGGAAAATGTTAATTAATAATGTTAATGCTTATATTAATGCTGGTGGTGATGCTACATGGCGATATTTAATTTTCTCTCATAATCAACATCAAGTTGATGAGGCTACTAAACTTGCAAGTACGTTAGGATTTCGTTCTTTTAAATCAGTTATAACTGGTCGATGGAGAGCTGATAGTTTTCCAGTACTTGATAAAGAAGGTAATTTTAAATATGATCTTTTTCCTGGTAATGTTGATATGAGTGAGTATAAGCAATTTGATCATCGTAAAAAAAGTAGTCTTAATATTGGAGAAAAAAGAAATATTACCAAATACGGAGTGTCTCTTCAAGCTCGAAAAGGATATGCATATTTGGGTAATGAAAGATTTAGTAATTATAAACTTGAGGATTGGAAAGAGCTTGTAGAAACGCCACTAGATGGCCCCCAACCACTTCTTTCGTGTTATGCAGAAAAAGATAAGCGTGTTTACATAGATGCTAATGGATATGTTTTTCCGTGCAACTCATTAGGATATATTTCTGGTTGGGCTAATAAGTATGATACATTTGGTAATCAAGTTGTCGATGCTATGCGTAAATATAGTAACACAAATATTAAAGAAGATAATTTGTCAACAATATTAAATGGTGAATGGATTAAACATATTTGGAACACATGGCATGCACATACTATACAAGAAGGTAGGTTAATGATGTGTTCGTATACTTGTGGTAAACAAGGTACACATAAAATGATAAAGGAACATAAATTATGAGTCAAGTATTTTGTCCAATGCCTTGGATTACACAAAGCACTCGTAACAATGGTGATATCAGGATTTGCTGTCAAGCAAATGTTGGATTTGATCAGGGTTTAGCTCGTAAAGAAAGAGATATTACTGAGGCTTATAGTTCAATTACAACAACTTCATATTTTAATTTAGATCCTGGGGCATATGTAGAGAAGGTGTTAAAGCAACATAACAGAGGTTGGAATACATACTTTGGTGAGCTTGATACTGATTTAACTTCTCATACATTTGATAGACATTTTGGGAGTTTAATGAATTTTTGTGTTAAAAGAATTGTTTTATTTAGAGCAGTATATGTTGATGAAATGCAACAGGTTATTACATTTACTTTATTTCGAAATAAAACAGATGCTACAAAATATATTAAAGAAAGCGGAATTCAAAAGTTTCTTAATGATTTAGAAAGTAATGGATTTGATTGTACATTTCTTAATAACGAAATGTCAAATGATGATGCAGATGGAATGGTTTCATTATTAAGAAATTTGCAAAAAGAAAAATCAAAGATTGTTTTGCGTAGTGACATAAATTATGATTATGTTGATTATTGGGATTTGAGAAATGTTGCTGAAACATATAATGCTGGAACTGCTGATTTAGATGAAGCAAGAAATATACCAATGCTTAAAGATGCTCGCATTAAGATGTTAAATGGTGAATGGCCAACAGTTTGTAAAAGATGTGAAGATGAAGAAGCTGCTGGATTGCGTAGCAGAATGCAGTATGAGAATGAAAGATGGACACATCAAGGTGTATTTGATTTAAAAAAAGCAAAACAAGTTACAGCATCTGATGGTAGTATAGATACTTCAACTTTGCCTGTTGTATATTATGATTTAAGATTTGGTAATTTATGTAATTTAAAATGTCGTTCGTGTGGTCCAACAGATAGTAGTGGATGGTATGAAGATCGTGTAAAGATACATAGTCCAACATATATTGATACTGTTGGTGTTGTTAAGTTAGTAAAAAATGAAAAAGGCAAATATGAGCCTGAAAATGATATTTACGGATGGTATAAAAGCGAAAAGTTTTGGAATCAATTAGAAGATAAAATGTCTGATATTAAGCATTTGTATCTTGTTGGTGGTGAGCCAATGATGATTGATAAGCACTATGAATTTTTGCAAAAATGTATTGATGCTGGAAAAGCCGAAGATATAGTTTTAGAGTACAATACAAATATTACAAATATACCAGAACGAGCATGGAGTATATGGAAGTATTTTAAAGAGATCCAGATTGGTGCATCAGTTGACGGCATTGGACCAGTTGTTGAGTATATGAGAAATCCTGCTAAATGGAAAATCTTAAATCGTAATATCCAGAGATTAGATAAAGCAGAAGGAAGTTTTAAATTATGGTTCGCACCAACTATTAGTATTTTTAATGGTAGGCATTTACCAGAAATGATTATTTGGGTGTTAGAACAACAATTTTCTAGATTTGCTGTTCAAACATGGAAAGCACCTGTAACACCTCATCCGTTGCATCATCCAAAATTATATAATTTAAAAATATTGCCTCAAGATGTAAAAAATGAGATTGAAGAATATTATGAATCTAGCAAACCAAGAATTAGAGAGTTAATCTATTCAGCAAATAATATAGGTCCAGCATTAAAAGAAAAAAAATATAATCTTACTACTAATATACTAGATCATTATGTAAAATTTATGAATGCCGACGACTGGAGTAATTTGCTCCCTCAATTTTGGCATATAACAGATAAACTAGATTCAATACGAGATGAAACTTTAGAGAATTCTATACCTGATCTTTACGAATTAATTAAACATACACGACCATGATTATAGCAGGAAATAAAAACTATGGAGTTGCAGAAGGATTGTCAAATATATATCCAGATGCAATGTATTGTTCCCGAACAACTGGATATGATTTTGATAAGCAAGAAAGTATCCATGCTTTTGCAAAAGAGAGTTGTGGGCATAATGAGATTATATTAGTTAGTGCATTATGGAGATTTCAACAAACTTTATTACTTGAAAAAGTGTTTAAAGAAAATAGTAATGAGAAACTAACTCCATTGATTGTTGTAATAGGAAGTACTATTGATCGTTATCACAAAGCATCTTCTTGGATATATGGAACTGAGAAAAAAACATTAAGGCAATATGCTGATAGTCTTGCAAAGTGTGGTGTGTGGTCTGATTCACCAAAAGTTAGTTTAATTAGTTTTTGTACTTTAAGTAATAAACAGAAAGAACATCAAGGTAGGGTATGTATGGATATGGATCGTGCTGTAAGTTATATAAAATGGATAATTGATCAACCACGTGATTTGTGTATTAATGAAATTAGTATAGACATGATACAAGGAGAACAGTAAAATGTATGCAAATTTTGAATCAGTAAAAGAACTTCATATAGAAATGTCAAGTCGGTGTAATGCGGCATGCCCAATGTGTTCACGCAACGAGTTAGGAGGAAGTACTAGACCTGATTTAAAATTGAAAGATTGGGATAAAGAGTTAATTCCAAAAGTTTTTGATTTACGATTTAAAAATTTAAGAAATGTTTTATTTTGTGGTACACATGGTGATCCTGCTGTTGTTCCTCATAGCTTAGATGCGGTTGAATATCTTAAAACAAATTTTAATACTACTATAGAGTTTTTCTCAAATGCTTCAACTCGTAATAAAGATTGGTGGTATGAGTTAGGTAAATTATTACAAGGAGAAATAAAAGATGAGCATTCTTTAATAAAACATTATAGAAAGAATGATATTGGAATTTTTAGTATAGATGGGTTAGAAGATACAAATCATATCTATCGTAGACAAACACATTGGAATGTTATTATGGAAAATGCTGAAGCATTTATTCGTGCCGGAGGCAGGGCACGCTGGGATTTTCTTATTTTTAAACATAACGAACATCAAGTAGAAGAAGCAGGTAACTTGGCTATAAAAATGGGATTTAAGCAATTTCGTCTTAGAAAAACTGCACGATTTAATTATAGTCCAACAGGGCCTGAAAGATGGCCAGTATATAATAGAACACCATATGGCACTCCGCAAGAGTTTGCATATTATTTAGAGCCTCCTAATGATCCTAGATATTATAATGAAGAAATTGATAAATTTGAAGCACTAAAAGAAAAGTATGGATCTGCTGAGAAATACTTTGATGCAGCTAAAATTAGTTGTTTATATAAAGATGAGTTTCATCGGATATATGTGAATGCATATGGACAAGTTTTTCCTTGTTGTTTTATTAGTAATGATGTATATCCTGGTTTAAATCCAATTAAAAAAGATACAATTAAGAAAGTATTTGATGTATATGGTAAAACATTTAATGATTTATCTTTGCATAAATGGGAAGATATTTTAAGTCATGAATGGTTTGATTCAAAACTTGAAGAAAGTTGGGATACAAATTTAGAAGGTGGAAAACTTATGAGATGTAGCCGTACATGTGGAAATGAATATTCTCCGATTATGTCTCAGAGTAAAGATACTAGTCTTTGCCATGACAAGAATGTGTATTATTACGGCTATGGTAATGAACAAAAATAAATTTAAAAAAAAATTTATAGATTGGTTAACAAAGTTTGTTGCAAAACCTAATCCTGCTTTTAATAATTTGCCGGTGTGTCCGTATGCTTTAAAAGCATTTCAAGAAGATAAAATAAAATTTGAACATGTTGAATTAGGACTTTATGCAAAATTAGTATCATATATTGATAAATGGGATGACAACTATGATATCATAGTTATATTTCTTGATCCAATATATCTTCCAAAAGCACTTCCTTCAATTATTGAAAATGCAAATAAAAGACTTATGAAAGCAGACCTTGTTGCATTAGAAGATCACCCAGGTATTCCGGAAATAATAAACAAAGTAAAAGTTAATTTTGGTAAATCGACAATAGTGTTTGTGCAAAGATTAAGTAAAATTAATGAAGCATCGGAACATCTTAAAAAGAATACAACATATTATGAACATTGGTCTAAAGAAAATTTAGATGATGTTGTTAATTGGAGATTTAAAGATTAGATAGTGCTTTGAAACTACGAATTTTGCTATCTCGCCTACATAGTTGTTTATATTTTTTAACATCCTTACTCCACTTCATACCAGTCCACCATTCGAAACCATCTACATCTGCTTTGTAGATACTACTGCGTTCGTATCCAGGACCAGTATAAAGATATTCGTAACCTACGTCCCCGCCAGCACCAGGATTTTTATATCTTTTTGCCCACGCAATTTCGTGTTGTAAAGTAACCTCACCTAACCGTAGTTCAGGATTTGCATAGTCCCAGGCAAACATATATGTTTCTATACCTTTGTAAGGCCAAATTTGATATGCAGTTTGCCAGGGAACCGGATAAAATTGCATCTTAGTAAATGCAACAATCTCATTATTTTGATAGTATATAAAAAATTTACATCTGTCTGCGGGAGATAATGTTCGACCAAAGTCATTAAAATTGTGTTTTTTAATATATTTGTTTAGTATTTGTTCAAGTCTTTTTAGATATGTTGGTGTAAGTTCTTCTACTATTTCCCATTGCTCGTTGTATTCTTCATAGTTTGTTTCGGCTGTACATACGCGAGTACTACGAGACATATACCAATAATCGTTATCAAAAAGAAATCCTTTTTTAAGTGCTTCGTGTTCTGTATGATGCCCAACATCTTCTAAGGATATATCATTAAGTATAACTTCTCTGTTTTCTTGTTTTCCAAATGTTGTTTCAATGACAGTTTTCATTATAATTTGTAATCGTTTTGTATACCTTCTCTTTCAATGTCAAGTGTTAAGCAATGCCATCCACCGTCAAAAAAGAAACGATGTCGTAATGGACAAAATATTGGTTCCATATCATGTTTATGCAATATATCAACAAGAACAGGATTTTCACTATTTACAACAACATATTTGTCATCTAACACTAAACAATTTACATCAAAAATTGTTTCCTCAACTTCGCCTGTCCAATTATCTAACCATTCTTCTACAAATTGTGTAAATTCATTATTTTTTTCTTCACCTGGAACCCACCATTTGCCTTTGTTCAGATATTTAAGTTTTCGCCAACCTTCTACATGTGACCAGTTAGGATCATCGAAGTATATAATTTTCCAATTAGGAAATATTGATTGTATATTATATTCTCTTACCCAACCTGCCGCTATTACTAATCCTGGTTTTAAAACGGAAAAAACACTGTCATCATGCCCAAATAAATCTATTTCTTTGTATTCGAACATAGGATAATAAGATTTTAATGTTGATTTAATATCTGATGTTTGCCATATGTCCACTAAACAGTTTTTTCCTATTCGTGTTATATTAGGAGCACAAAATCCAGGCACTGGTTTTTTCTCTTTTATTTCGAGTTTTTCTTCTAATGATAGTTTAGTAACATCTGTCTCAGTTACTCCATCAACTAATCGTCGTTTTAGTAATGAATCTAATGCATGATCTGATCGATGTAAACGTATTTTTCCATCGAGAACATCAAAATTACAATTCTCTTCACCGAACCATTCAACATACTTTTCTCGCATCATATGAACAGTAAAAGCATTTTCAGTTACAAAAACTTCATTACCCATTATAATAGTTTCGTCTCTTACTTGTAATGGTGGTGCTGGTATTAAATTATTTCTAGTTATATCATGTTCTTGATCCGGTCCGAGCCATCCGAGCCTTCCGTCGTTATCTATATAATCCATAATAGATTCTTTGTAGCCAAGTTCCGTCGGAGTAGCTTGATATACATTTATTCCATGAGATTCTAAAGTAGTTTTAAAATAATTTAAATCTTCGATTGTTTCGTCGAATATTTTTTTGAATGTATATTCGATAGTAGGATTTTTTATGTTTGAAAAAAAAGTCGGTTCGAACACACTACCTAGTAATACGGTCTTTAGAGGAGAGAACTCATCCCAACTGTTTATTTTTGCAAATTTAGGCATTGTAGTAATTTTCTAACACTTTTATTAAGTACTTGTCTTTAGCAATAAGATCAGGACGATTACCTTTATTAAATTGTATAATGGCCTTATTACTTTGTTTAATCATTTTTTTTATAACTTTTTGTATACCTTCATCATCGAGTTCAATACGTTCATCAACTTCTTGCCGCTGAATTGCAGCTCGTAATAAACGTATTGCGTCAAGTCGTTCTTGATCTTTAGAACGCATTGCGTCCTTCATATCTGCTATAATACGGTCTTTAAGCATCTGGCCAATCTCTATACAATGCATGTTGAATATTATCTCCAACAAATTGATTAAAAGATTTGTGTTTTTCGTCAATCTTGCCATCAATTTCATCTAATGCATAACTTTCTGGTTTAGCAACACGATGGAATGCGTTTTCTAATTGTGACATATCTTTAGTTTCTATCATAATATGCCATTCTGGTAAGTCTTGTATACTACGAAATCCTAGTTTACAACGAGTAATACGAAACGATTCAATTTTACCTTCTTCAACGAGCCGGTCTAAAAACCCTCTCATGTTAGAAGTCCAATCAATATCACTTATATCGCCTTCTTTGTCTGCCCACACATGATAAATGTCCATATAAATATTTATATGTATACAAAGGAGTTAATACAAGCAACTCGTCCTAGAGCGATGTATGATACAGAAATACATTCGTTTCATAAAAGTTTACATATATCTCCAATGGATTCCGATCCCGAAGGATTGATTGATAAATTTAAAGTTAAAATTGATGAGTGGATTAGTGCTCATACAAGGATTAAATTTACTGGATTAGACAATTTCCCTGATAGAAATGTGGTTTTAGGAGTTACTCATCAGTTAGATGACCTTCATATGCAATATAAGGGCCGTATAGCCGTCTTTAAGGGTGACTATAGGTACCACTGGCGGTTAGACCCAAACGTGCGCTGTAGGGCATTACACACGCTTGTATACCCCGATATAGTAGTACTCTCAGTTCCTTTTCCGGGTAATGCTAATATGCACCCAGAAACCATGGAAATCCTTGAAAAGTGTAGGGTATTTAATATCCCAGTTCATATAGATGCCGCATGGTTTGGTTGTTGCCGAAACATTAATTTTGATTGTAATCATCCTGCTATACAAACAGTGACATTTTCATTAAGTAAAGCACTTGGAATGGGTATACATCGTGTTGGTCTTCGTTATGCAAGAAAGCCGCAACATGGCCCTGTAAAAATAATGAATGATTTTGGCTATACAAATATATCAGATGTCTGGATAGGATTACAAATGATGGAGAAATTTGGACCAGATTTTTGGTGGAACAAATATGGACAACATTATAATAAAATTTGTAAGGATTTTAATTTCGAACCTGCTAACGCAATTCATGTTGCATGGGACAATAAAGATTTAGTAGGTATTCGACGATTATTACGAGTGTTAGAGGAAGGTAAACCAGGTTCCATATAATGAAAAATATTGCAATTATTATTGATGCTTGGGCGACCAATAACTTACTAGCAGACCGGGATATACCAGTTCGTATTATAGATCTAATATCACAAAATCAAACAATTGATAGTGTAATATTGGCTAGTTACGATATAGCAAATGAATTTATCTCTCAGACTATTTGGTATACGAATTTTAAAAAATTTAATTTATCGGATTTATTTACTAATACTGATTTTATAGATGACTTAAAGAACAACTTTACTCATCCTAAGTTTGTTGGCAAGTTAAGTTACCTGGAACACCAAACACACCCGCAGATATTAAATAAAATATGGTCGGATAAGTTTCAAATAGCTGTTTTTCATCCTTGTCAATTAAATTTAGATAGTATAAAAAATGTTTACTTCTTCGGAATGGCGTGGGATATATGCGTTATGTCTCGCCCATTAGGGTGGAGGTGGTGGATAGATTTCACCGATAAAAATTTATTTGTTTATGGAAAAGGAGTTGGATGGGACAATAAAGATATAGATAAAACCATGTGGTTAGAACAAGAAGAAGAATTATATCAATTTGCTAGAACTTCAAAGTGAGGGAATAATTCTAACGTATTAATTTTTTTCTCTACTTAATACTAGATTAAGTTTTTTAATATTATTTTTATTTTGTAAAATTAATTTTGTTCCTGCATGTAATGGTTTTGGCCATGCTTCTATTTTAATCCAAGCATATCCAACATGTTCTTCATTTAGTATAGGATGGAATTCATCATTAACAATACTAACAAAACTTGCATATTTAAATCCTTCGTCGTTGCTAACAAAATTATCTAATGGAAATGTTTTAATTATATTTGGAACGTGTACTAGTTCTTCTTCAAGTTCTCTGTTTAATGCATCGCCGAATGTTTCGTTAGGTTCAACTTTACCGCCAAAGAAACTCCATGTTAACGGATGGGATCCATCTTCAGCTCGCAATCCTAGCATTACTCTTTCTGTTTTTATACTAAGGAAAATAGTTCCGACTGCTTCGATCATTTTTGTATTTCTTTTTCAATATTTTTTATAGTTGTAGGAAGTTCTTTTTTAACTTCATTAACTAGTTTTAAATTTTCTGTGTGATATTTTTTTATTTGTGTTTTATAATAGTTAGGTTCTTTTGTTGATTCGTAAAAGTTTATTAAGTCTTTTATAATAGTTATGTCTTGATTAAAAAAGAGATCTTTGTAACTAACGGTGTATAGCTGATCTTTCCAAATAGTTTTTAAGTCCATTATGTCGGACCCTGTGTCATTGTTAAGCAGATTTGTTAAGTTTGTTTTTACTGCTTCAAAAAATTGGATTTTGTTGTTGTAAAATAATGGCGGGTTTTCATGAAGGATCAGCCAATTGATTATCTGTGATAATACTCCAAACATTACTGTTGATTTTGAAATGTTAATAGTTTGATGCATTTCATCAATAACATTAAAGATATATTGATGTTGTTTTCGATCCATTAACCTGTGTCTACGAGGAACGAATATCTCAGATTGGTTAATATTGAGATATGCATCATAAACCTGTGTTCCTGTTTTTGCCATACATAATATGTCAATATAGTAATTTAAGTCGTAGCTGATATCAATGTCAATTATTTTTATTTTCTCACTATTTTTAAGATAAAATTTAGAGATAATAAATCCATCATGATGCAGAGAAAAAAATTTATCTTCAGCTGAATTGAATGTTTTGTATAATAAGTTATCATGTTTTTTTATCATTTCTTCTGAAATGTTTAAATGTAGTATATCTTGAATTGTAGAATAATTAGCGGTTGTATTATATTTGTATAAACGTCCTTCAAATGAAGTATTGTTACTATAGTATTGATTATTTTTTAATTGTTGTCCAATTGGTCGATTCGACATATCAGCATGATAATTTCTATCGATGAATAATCCAGTAATAAATTCACCACCAGCACCACAATTCCATCTAGTTGCAATTATGTCGTTGTTGTTTATTTTTTTATAATATTTAGAATTTTTTTTAAAAAGTTTATCCATTTCTTCAAATGTTATTTTCATTTTTCGTTAAATTCTCTATTACAAGCATAACATATCCAAATTAATTTTTCATCGTCAAAATGTAAGGTACTCGTACGACACGAAGGACACTGAATCAGTGTTCGTTTAATTTCATTTAATTGACTATCCGCCAGAAGCCAGGATAGTAACGACCTTGATAAGAATCTAGCCATTTAGTACCGTCCCACTTAAATTGGTCTCCAGTGAAATTATTTTGTATATATGTTATATCTGATGTAGCTGATGAGTCAAAAAATACAACCCAATCAGCACCGTTGTATTGTATAATATCATTTTTACTTGCTACAAGTGTATTCCATGCAGCTGTTGGATATCCTGTTGCACCAATGTCGTCAAGAATTAAATATTTTTGATTTGCTATCGCTGTTGGTAATGTACCATCGCCTGGAAAGTTTTTATGCGGATCAATGATAGCATTAACTGTAAAATTAGTTCCTGGTAATGTGTCTGTATCGGGTGTAAAGTCAACAACATTTGCTGTTCCAGTTGCGGCAATAGTTCCAACTATATCGTTGGTTGAAGTTTCAGGATCTGTGTTAATTCGTAGATGTATTTGTGTAACATTATCTTGTAATCCATTATATGGTGCAAGATAATCTTCCCAACTCATTTCTTTTCCGTCGCCTCTGTCATTTATTCCTGCATGATTTAATAATTGTAGTTGTCCATTTGTTACAGTTAATGAAGCATTTGTTGGGGTAATTATTTGTCTCGACAAGAAGTCGTTATCTCCGAAGAAATCATACGTATCACGATCGAACTCCTCTGACATATCATACACTCTGTCTGTAATTTGCCGAATAAGTCGTTGTTGTTGTACTTTTGCTGGAGGACTAATCCAAACTGGCATAGTAAATGTTATTGAACCTATATCAATTTGTGTATCTATTCCTTGTGGTACTCCTCTAGAACTCCAACTTATATCTGTTAATTCTACAACAACAAGAGATGTCCAGTCGAGAATATTTGTGCTAGCCTGTAGTTCAATTGATGGATTGAATAAAATTAATATTTGTTCAAAAAGTTGTAATTTTTGATCTGAGTTGCTAGTCCAAATATCAATTTGCATTGTTAGTGTGTATGGAGCTGGCATTAGTCGTTCAACAGTATATCTATTACCAATCTCACTTGTATATTTGCCAGTTTCATGATCAAATTCTCTTTCAAGAATTTGTTTTTTGTCAGTATAAAACGGATCAAGTGTTCGTGATCTATCTGGTTGCATTGTTAGGATATGAGAAGTAATAAATGGGCAAGAGTTAACAACATTTTCACTATTGTTTCGTAAAATGTGTCCAACCATTCGTTGCATGTCTGCGTATCTGCAAGGAACTTTTATGAATTTTTCAACATTATCGGCGCCTTTACCAGTTTTAACTAATAAGCCACCGAACAGTCTCATAAATTGTAGAATGTATCGACGAAATTGTTCATCGTAAAAATATCCTGCTTCGTTATATCTACTTGCCATTTTAGAAATCCGCCTTCGGTTTTATTACTTTACTTAATCCTTGTTTTGATGGTACAGATTCTCCTGTGTTTCTGTCAACTATTAAGGTTGTATTTTCAGTAAATTGACGTAATACAGTGTTTGCCGCTCTCCATACAGCCCGATTATCATCTTCAACTTTAACCCATCGTTCCCCTTTCTTTATAAACAGTCGATGAGGATTAAAATCTGTGCGTAAAAAGTATGCTCCTTCAGCCGCAGTATCTGGAAATGTTGCACCACTTCCTACAACGGATGATCCATCTGGCGGAGTAGCATTTTGTGCTTCTACAATTTTTCCACCAGTTTCGGCATCATAATATAAATGTCCACCTTCGACGCCGTGTTTTGGAACTTCTTTTTCGCCTTGTTCTAATAGTGCCTCACTAATTTCAAGTTCGTTATTATATGTACTGAGTATATGTTTTAAATCATCTGCGTTGTCGCCGTCACCGAGTATATCACGATATTCGACAGTGTCTACTAATGCTTGACATTTAACTCGTAATAGATGTGGCCACCAGTTTGCATCAAATCCTGTTGATTCCCTAATTACATCTTCAATAACATAAAATTTTCTAATAGGTCCTGCTGAGTTATCAAGTCCTGTATCATCTGATAAATGAGGGAGTTCTAAAACATCGCCACTCATTAGTTTACGATCTAAAATAGTCATAGTATCGTTTAAATGAAACGTCATAAAGATAGTATCGTTTGCTAGGAATAGTCCAAATTGTGTTAAATCAAAGTCATTATCGGCTGGCGCATACACACCACGCATATCATATATGTCTTTGTCGTATTTTCGATCTCTGTTTTCTAAAAATAGTAAATCTTGTATTTGTGTTTCTTTAACTATGTTGTCAGATCGTTTTCTTTTACCATAATTTGGTTGTGTTGAATCTTCTACAGCAACAGTACCATCTGGGTTAAGTTGGTCACCTTGGTCGTATATACCGATATATTTGTGAATAAAGACACCTGTGCCACCAGCATATATGTGTTCACCAACAACCCGGTCAACAAACTTATAGTCGTTTCCTTTTTCAGGTTTCCATAGCGAAAGTCGGGGCATAATAATTAAATCTCTTTATTATATTTACCGTTTCTCATCATAATAAATGCAGGTAAACGTTTCTATAATGAATGTTCTGGTATCAAATGCGGACATACGTCTATTAAATTTTCATTCCGGAATTTATCTAATTTTGTATTGTATGTATAAAATTCATTTAATAAATCGTTATTACAAGGAATTTGTAACACTTTAACAATATCATTAAATTCTGGGTATTTTGAGTATTTACTTATTAGACTTTTTTTAATGTTTGGAGGAAGTACCCATGCACCTACTTGTTCTCTACCAAAATTAAAACCATACTGGCATTCAGCATTAAGTTCATTTTCTATCCAAGGTTTAAATTCTGCAAATTCATGAACATTATAATTTGTTAGTGTTGTAAAAATATCAACCTTATACATTTTTTTTAATTTTTTTGTATTTTCTAATATTTGTTTATAATCTGATTTAGGCCCTCGGATGTAATTGTGTGTTTTTTCAAATCCATCAATGCTTACAGTCATGTTAGTGTTAAAAAATGAAAGTTTGTTAAGCCATGTTGGTAATCGGCTTCCATTTGTTGATATTGATATTTCTAAATTTTTAAGTAATGATGGATTGTGTTTAAAATGTTCTATAAGTTTATTGAGAAAATATTTTACATTTGGCATTATTAATGGTTCTCCACCTTTAAGTTCCATATAGACGGTCCCACTATTACAACTATTAGCAATAGTATTAATTAAATTATTAATAGTTTCATTAGATGCAGAATAAGCAATGCCTGGTTCTTCATCAAACCAACTTGTACTAATTTCTGGTCCGCACATTTTACATTTAAAATTGCATAAGTTACTTAAATTGATATCATATACTTGTATACTTTGACTAGTTAGATAGGTAGCTCGCTGTTCTATGTATTCTTTTCTACTTGTAGTGTTTTTTGATTCAGCAATTTTACATCTGTTACAGTTTGCAGGCCATTGGCCCTTTTTCATTGTGTTAATATCATCTTGAAATATTTTATCTAACGATGAAAATTCAAACCCAGATTTATATGGTATTTGACCTTCATACCAACAACATGGAGCAATGGATCCCCAGGGAGTAAGTTGTACTGCTTTTGTAAATGCTAGACAAGGTTTTATAGATTTATTTTTCATAGTTTGCTTCTGGGGTTAGGACATATGTTGAAGTTTTATCAATAGTATCCCAGTTTTCTATTTTTTTAACTTTTGATTGTGCTGTTTTTGAAAATTGCAATGTTGTATTTCCAATTTGCTGTGCCCATTTTTGTATTTCTTCTTCGGTTAGTGTTGTTAGTATATCGTCATAAAATTGTATTATTTCTTTAAATGTATATTTTGCTTTATGTAAGGCTGTTAAAATAAAGTCATTTGCTCTAATTTCTCGTTCATGTGCTGAAAAAAGAATTCCTCTATCTCTAAAAATTTCTTGTTTTTCGTTACCGTCGAAAACTATTTCTTTCCACTGTTTTCCGTTTCGTTCGTTGTACTTAATTGTATCCCAGGTTATGCCGTCTTGCTCAAGTATTTCAATGTTATATTTGCTAGGATATGTTAGATATTCCCCGCCTTCTTGCACACAAAAAACATTGTCTTGATAACCATTCATTATCTTTCTTTCTGTAAAATCTTTAATAAAGTTAATTAATTCCTGAAATTGTTCTGATGTTTCCCAAGGGAAGTTATGAATAAAGTTACATCGATTCCAAATTCCAGTTTCATGTGCAAGTGTTAGATTCTCTTTAATTCTGTCACCTGTTACATTTTTTTGAATTGTCTTTAAAATTTCATCATTGATAGTTTCTGTTCCATACCATAAAGAAATACATCCTGCTTCACTTAATGCATTGTAGATTTCTTGATTACCTAATCGTAAATTTGCTGAATCATTCCATGTAATTTTTAAATTTCGTTTAATTATTTCGTTACAAAATTCAAGTAGCCAGGATTTTTTCCAATTAATTTGATCATTAAAAAATCTAAAATGTTTAGCACCTTGATTTGCCATTGCTTCGAGATGATCGACTGTTTCGTCAGGAGTTAAATGTGCGAATCCATCTATTGTTGCCATTGCACAAAATGAGCATTTCGACCGGCAGCCATCTGTAAATTTATATGGATATATTTGAAATGGTTCAACTGATTTTAATTTGCTATATTGTTCTAATAATTTTTTTGGTATAAAATCGGTTGGTGCAACTAAAATATCTGAATGATTTTTAAATTCTGGTTTAGGATAACTTTTATGAGTAAAGAGAAAAGAAGTCTGCAGACATCTTATAGTTGCATGTCCGAGGCGATAAGATGTCATTTCTAAATATTGAGATCGACGAATATCAATCAAATATTTTGCTTCTTCGTGTCCGATTGTGCCTCTAATATAAGATGTTGGATGATGTTCTTCTTCGATATTCATACAAAGATTTTCTAAATGTTTTTTATTAATTTTACCAAAAACAGTATTTCCACCAATAAAAATTTCTATTTCGTTAAAATTTCTTTTTAAAAACGAAGTTAGTATTATTGCAAAGTGGAAAGTCATTTTTAATGGCCAATAAGCCGTACTGCGACGAGTAAAAGATATGCCAATGGCATCATAAGAATTAACATCTATGTCTTGTAATAACCAATTTGTTAGATGTGGTAGGTATGATTCGCTGTGTTCATCAATAATAAGATAATCATTTAATTTATCTACTTTAAGAAGTACGCTAAAATCTTCATCTGAAAATTCAAAGTTGTCAATCTGCTGTCGATATCTGTTTAGTTTTGCATTTAAATCATAATGATCAACTGAGTATTGGTTAGCATCCCATGATCCTGCGATTGCAATACCACCGGCGTTAATGTCATTTAAAAGTCGTTTATTTACTAGACTTACATTTGGTACGTCAAGTAATAGAATGTTATTTTTTTCCATTTTTAATATTTACCATATATACATAGGTTGACAAGGCGTTCGAAAATAATATAGTATAGCAATCATGCCCCGAAAAATACGGAAAATAAAAGCAGCTGCTGGTAATCCATTTAAAAAACCTTCATGGAAGGAGTTTGAGGATGATATTATAGATGTTGATAAAGTAGCAGTTCGTAGAGAAGTGTCTCAAGGTTCCCGGTATTACAATTATAAGCATAAAAGTAAAGATGGTAAAAAATGGTTTGTTGAATACTTAAAGAAAGAAAAAGTAGATAAAGATAAAATAAAGCATGTAAAGATAGTGCCAGATTGGCAAGTTGGTATTACATATGGCGCATTAGCAAAAATGCTTATGGATGGATGTCCACCGTTAGAGGAATATACTGTGGCACTTGATAAACGACTTGAAGAATGCCTTAAAGTAAAAGTTAAAGATATTGAAGTTGTAGAGAATAAAGTTTTGGCACCAGTTATCTCAATACAAGAGCGTATGAAATTAAATCTTGATGATTTTCTTGGCAAGCATGTGGAAGGTGAAATTGATGATTTCTTTCAAAATAAATTTAAGAGTAAATTTAAGTTAATAACTATACTACAAGTAAATGAAATAACGGGCAAAGCTGCTGGAATGATATCTGATTTATATGCTCAAGAAATATCTGATATAACAGAGTTATTAAATCCTCCAAAAGAACCGGATGACGAATTTGAACAATTAACTGAAGGTTATCCATATAAAAAAGCAGAATTAAAAAAGATTTTAGCGTTCTATACTATGCTTGCTGAAGATGCAGATCATTATGCAAATTCACAAAAAGCAAATCGTAAAATTCGTGTTAAAAAAGCACCAAGTATTGAAAAAGTAGTAGCAAAATTAAAATACGCTGTTACAAATGAGCAGTATAAGTTAGTATCAATAGATCCTAAAAAGATTATTGGCTCTCAAGAGTTATGGGTGTTTAATACTAAAACTCGCAAATTGGGCAAATATGTTGCTGGTAATGGGTTTAGTACTGGAGAATTATCTGTTAAAGGAACCGGTATTATTGGATTTGATGAAAAGAAAAGTGTACAAAAAACAGTTCGTAAGCCAGATGTAACATTAAAAGAGTTTCAAAAAGCCGGAAAAGTAGCATTGCGTAAGTTCCTCGAAGATATAAAAGCAACTGATATAAAGTTAACCGGTAGAATCAATAAGGATGTAATTCTCTTAAAAGTCACATAACTAAATAAAATTATGAATGAATTCCAGGTAGATTTAACTCATCCAAATCCTGTACATACTTTAAGAAATGATGATAGTATTGCTATTACTGCAATTGATGATTCGATAACATATAGAGAATTTAATATTCGTATAAGAGAAGTTGCAGAAATATTATCTTCTCATGGTTTAACAGATAAACATCGTATTTTAGTTGTTGGTGATAGCGAGGATATGATATCAACTATTGTTTGGACCTATGGCGCAATATACTTAGGAGTATCACCATCGAATGCATCTACTGATCAAAGTGATGCAGAAATTGAACTTAAAGCAGATTCTGGAAATGTAGATGCTATTTTAAATATTGATGGTAGAATTAAATTTAGATCTGATTTAACAAAAACTACAAAGATTCAGCCAGAAGAACGATCTCTTATGTACACTTCTGGCACAACTAAAAAACCTAAAGGGAAATATACTGCTGAGCCACAGTTTTTTACATATCATAGTACATGGAGGAAAGGTTTAGCCTCTACAGATCAATTACGAATATCATATAGATTGTTAGGAGAAGAAGTTCCTATTCGTCAACTGTCTGCTCATCCATGGGATGTTGGATATGGCGCATATAATGTAGTAAATAGTCTTTTTACAGGTGGAATATATCATTGGGTGCAAGATGAGTACGATATACCTGAAGCACAATCAAAATATAAAACAAATTTTATGTCTAATTATCCATTGGCTTACGATAGGATATGTGATGCAGGTGTTTGTGATCCCCCAATTGATGTAGTTGAACTGTCAGGTGGAGCATGTGAGCCTGACGCTGTTGAAAGAATACGAAAAGCGTTGAACCCAAAGGTAATATGTAATTCATTTAGTAGTAGTGGTTCTGGTATTTTATTAATTAGACCGGTTTATCCAGAAGATGATCCAAGTATTTGTGAATGGGTGCATTCTACTGATCTTGATCCAACTTTAAAGATAAAATTGGATGAAATTGGAAGGCTTTGGTATAGTAGAAGTGACAGTCCATGGGAAACTGATAATGATTTATTTGAACGTAAGGGTGATTATTATCGCGTTACAGGAAGAGCCAATGATGAGTTTTTACTGTTTGGTGGTGGTAAAATTAGTACATGGGAAATTGAAGGATATGCTAATGAATTAGCAAAACCAATTTTTGGTTGTGGTGAGCATATGTATTGTTTTAAACTTAATGGACTTGATGGTTTTGATCATCATGGGCTAATTTATAGTGGTCCGTTAGATATTAATCTCCTTAAAAAAAGAATGGATAAATTAATTAAGTATAAAAGACCAGACAGAATTTATCAAGTAAAAGAAGAATTTTGGGCATTGAATATTAAAATTTCCAGAGATCACATGTCAGAAAGAATAGGCAA